CGTAGGCCAACGAGCGGCCGTCGTACGACTGCGGCCAGTCGTTGAGCACGCCGAACCACACGCCGTAGGTGATGCCCGCATACGCGCAACGGATCCGCAGCCGTCGACGAGGCGTCAAGCTGCCGTAGAACGGGCCGAGCGTGTACGTCGGATCGAACCGCCGGTCGTTGTTCAGCAAGCGCAGACGTGCCGTGCCGGCGGCGTACTCATCCAGCTCGTCGGACCGGCCACGGCGAGTTTGGAAGTCCATCACCGACGACGAGATGTCGATCCACGTTGTCGTCGTCGACGCCGGAGTCGAAGTCAAACTGGCGTCATACCATGCGACCGCACCGGCCAGCAGGTCGAACTCGACCTCGACCGTCCAACTGATCCCACCGAACCACGAGGCGGGCATTACGCCGCCCGCCAGGATCGGCCGTTGCGCCGCTCGTAGGCGACGATCGCATCTACGACCACATCGCCAGCGGTGCGACTGTCGAGCGTCTGCACAGTCACGTTGTAGGTGTTACCGCCGCCCATCATCCCGGACTGCGACAACGGTATGACCGCCTCGGGCCCGGATTCGCCGACGACCGCCAATGTCGGGCTGGTGACGATCCCGCCGTCCGCCAACCGGGGGATGTCAGGCGTCCCGATCGTGAATCCGCCGAACCCGAGGATGCCGGGCACGGTGAACTCCAACGCGTTCCATCGGTCGACGATGAAGTTGATCGCTCGCCGGAACCCGTCCCGGATCTGGTCGAACACGCCGAGGATCCCGTCCCGGGCCGAACGGAACGGCGCCTCGAGCACCGCCACGATCGTGTCCCGTACAAGGCGAATCGTCGTGACGATCGCATTCAGGCCGAGCCCGACGATGCCTTTCAGCGTCTCCCAGGTGCCTTTGGCGATCCCCTCGAACCCGCTCCACAGGCGATCCCAGTCCGTCGAGATCAGGCCGATGAACACGTCGAGCGCGCCACGGATGATCTGCAAGGCGCCGTCGATGATCGTGCGGATGCTCCCCCATGCGTTCCGGGCGTAAGTCGTGATCGTGTCGCCGAACGTCCCCCACGCCCACTCAACCGCACCGATGACCGCCTTCACGACGGTTTCGACGTTGTGCAGCACGTCGCCGATCGTCTCCTCGATCGACGGCCACCGCTCCTCGACGTAGGTGACGACCGTATCGATCGCCTTTTGAATGGCGCCGAACACGTCCTCGGCGACCGCTTGCACCTTCGGCCAGTTAGTGCGCACGAACTCGACGATCGCCTGAAACGCTGCGATGACCCGAGGGACGACCTCGGTGGCGACGAAATCGATCGCCGTACGAACCGCCTCGATCACGGTGACGATCACCGATTGAATCGTCGGCCAGTTGTCCCGCACCCAAGCAACCGCCGACTGCAACGCCGGGACGACCTTCGCTTCGACGAACTGCGCAAGCTGTCCCATCGCCGGGACGACGTGCGTTTCGATCGCCGGGACGACCTTGTCGATCATGAACCCGAGCAACTTCTGAAAGGTCGGTAGCAACGCCTGGCCGAGCTTCGCCTTCAAGTCCTCGACCGACGCCGCCAAGATCCGCTGCTTGTTCGCCGCACCGTCCGCCGTGCGGGCGAAGTCGCCTTGCGCGTCTTTCGTCTGGGCGAGGATCTCGGCTTGCGCCGCTAACGCCTTCTGCGCCGGCGTCAACCCTTCCTTGACCGACGAGATCAGCCCCATCTCGAACGCACGCTGCCGCAACGTGGCGTCGTCGAGCAGCACGCCGTACTTGCGGATCGGCTCCGACTCGCCCCGCAACGCCGCACCGATGGCGGCCATCGCCTCGTCGGGGTTCGTGTTGAAGAACGACGCAAGGTCAGCCGACAGGCTCACCATGTCCTTCGAGAACGTCACCAGCTCGTCGCCCGACAGACCGGCCGCCTTGCCGAACGTTGCCATCGTTGCCGACGCATCGAGGGCGGCACGTTCGCTCATGCCGAGCTGTTTCGCTGCTTGCGCGGCGAACTGGCGGATCGGTGCCGCCGCCTCGCCGAAGATCACGCCAACCTTCGAGATCGTCTCGTTCAGATCGGACGCCGCATCGATCAACGGCTTGGCGGCCATCCCGGCGGCGATGATGCCGCCGCCGAGCGCAGCGACACCAAGGGCGGCCGTCTTGGCGACACCGGCGATAGCGCCGAACCCTCGCCCCAACGATCCCAACGCACCGTTGGCGTCGTCGACGGCGGCGCGCAGCTTCGACGCGTCACCGATGATCGCAACCCGAACCTGGTTCTTCGCCATCATCGGCTCCGCATCTGCTCAGACCGCCAACGTAAGTAGGCGCCGAGCGTTTCGATCAGGTCCGGGTACCGTTCGGCGATCACAAGCAGATCGGCGAGCGGTTGGTGCGCCTCAACGGCGAGACTTACGAGGTGCCAGTGAGCGGAGCCGGGCCCGAAGCTTTTCCCACTTCGCCGACCTCGTCGACGACCTCGACATCGGCCGATTCGGCGAGCGCATCCGCACCGGCGCACAACATCCCGACCGACACCTGTGCGAGGTCATGGTGCGGACCGACTGCCGGATGCCGGTCACGTTGCAACGCCAACCATGCGAGCTTGTGCAACTGGTCGAGCCCGAGATCCATGCGGGCCGTCGAGATCTTCTCGGCCCGCTCGAGGCGCAACAGGTCGACCCGGCGGACCTGCACGACGACCGGTTCTTGCCCGTCGAACGTGACCCGCAACGGCGGAAACGTGAAACTCATGTCATCCCCTGACGCTTGTGCACCGTGTTCAACGCGTCGCTGACCATCTCGACGACGTCGTCGATCTTTGCATCGATAGCAGGGTAGATGAAGCGTCCTTTGGATGGGCCGGCGCCCGACCCGGCCCACGGACCGACGGACCGAGGGCGACCGCTGATCGGGCGACGTGAACCGAAGTCGAGCCACCCGTAGTACGGCACGCGTGCCTTGCCGCCGGCGACGAACGCACGGTTGCCGGACACCAACGGACGGATCGAATCGCGAGCGCGTCCGGTGCGCACCGGCACCCGGCGGCGTGCATCGTCGGCGACGATGCGCGCGCCGGACCGGAGCGCGTTGCGGACCTCGACCAGCTCCTCGACGTCGCCCGCCTGGCGGAGGTTGCGCCGCAACTCTCGCAAGCCGACCACATGCACCGACGGTTCGGGCACGATCAGAACGTGGCGCGCGTGATCGTGCCGGTCGTCTGCAGGCTCGCAGCGAACGTCACCACGTCGTCGACCGGTGCGGTCACCGTGTAGTTGGTGATGACTGCCGAACCGGTTTCGTAGGGCCGACCCGACGCCGAACCGTTCGGGGCGTAGACCCATGCGCTCGTGATCGTGCCGCCGAACAGGCCCGAGAGCCACTGGTCCGGGGTGCCGGTGCCACCGTTGTCCCACTTGCCCGACACGGTGATGGTGCCCGTATAGAGCCCCTGCACGTAGCTCCGGCCGGAGCTGCCGAGCGTCGTCGTTTCCGACGCGTCCTGATCCCAGGATACGTCGACGTTGTCGAGGAAGGCGGTCAGGTTGCGTTGCGTCGCACCCGAGTCATTGAGGTAGAAGGCGGCGTTGCGCCCGTGAACGAACGGCATCATGAACTCCTGTGATGGTCGGGAATGGGCGAGCTATAGGGCGGCGTCGAACCAGGCGACTGCACCGTCGAGAAGGTCGAGTTGCTTGGCGACGACATCGACCAGGAACTCGACGCCGAGCAACGTCGATTCGCCGACCTGGTAGGCGCCGTAGTTGCGTGCCTCGGTCACTCGAGCCGAATGACAGGCAGTCGCCAACGTCGGGTCGTCGTTGATCGCAGCGGGAACCGATGACAGGAAGGCGTCGAGGTCGAGCACCGCTGAACGGTCATCGGCGCGCCCGACGTACAGCCGGATCACGTAAAGCATCCGATCACCGCCGCCTCGCATGACGGCGTCATAGGCCATCGTGTCGAGAGCGACCTCGGCGGCCGGAGGGGTCAGGCCGGCATTGGGGAACTCGTAGACCCGGTCGACACCGGCGGACCGCAACGCCGACGCAAGCGCCGCCCGAACGATCGAAACCGACGACGGGCCGGCAGGTCCGGTCACAGGTCATCCATTCGGCGGAACGGGTCCAACAGGACCTTGGCGTCGGGATCGATTGCGGCGTAGAGCCGTTCGGCGACACCGAGATCGGGGGACACGAGCACGCCGCCGGGGGACTGGCGGCGCATGTTGAGCCGGGCGACCTGCAACCGGCACGCCTGCTTGACCTGTGGCGGCACCGACGGCCAACCCCACCGGGCGGTGACCTCGACGAGCGCATTCGCCAACGACTGTGGGAACAGAGGGCCCGACGCCCGGCCGGTCGCCCGCACGTACCAGGTGGCGTACCCCTTCGACAGGTTGTTCAACGGCTCGAGCTGATATTCGGCGCTCGTCCAGGTCCGCTCGAACGTGCCGTCGTCGTCGTCGTCAGTCTTGACGATCAACCCGGAGGTCGTGCTGATCGGATCGACCGGGCAGAACAACGGGAACGGGGCGAGGAACGTGCGCGCCGACGCGTTCGTGTCGGCGTAGAAATGCCAGCCGCAGTACTGGTCGATCATCCTGCTAGCGGCCTCGACCAACCCCTCGATGATCGTGTCGTCGACAGCATCGCTGATCCGCAACCAGGAGGTCGCCTCGGCGAGCGTCAGGTAACCGTTGGTGATGGCCATCGATCCTCCAACAGTTCGGGGTGACGATGTCCCCAATGATGCTCGCAGTACGGCGGCTCGGGCGTCTCCCACAGGTCCGGGCGGCCCTCTTTGTGCATCTCGCCGTACAAATACGGACAGTGCACCCACGAGTCGAACACCGTCAGGTCGTCACGCATCCGGCGCACCTCGGTCAGCAGATGCGGACCGGTCTGCTCGTTCATCGCGAGCCCTTGCGTGATGCCGTAACGCACCGGCAACCGGTCGATGACCGCACGCCAGAACGCATGGCCGGCGACACCGCCGATCAACGCGTTCGACACGAACTCGCCCTGCTCGTAGCAGGCGAACGCTTCGACGTCCTCGAGCAGCGGGTCGAGCGGGCGAAGCGGTTCGATGTCGGTGTTGGCGACGATCCCGCCGAACCGCCACACCAACTCGTAGCCGATCAGGTCGGCACGTTGCACGGCGACACCTACCGCAGGATTCCCGCCGCCGACGTTGACACCGTTGCGTTCGATCGCCTCGAACACCTCGGCGTTTATCAGCTCCGACAGATCCGATTCGGACCAGGTGCGCACCTCGTAGCCGAACGCCTCCCAGGACCGGCCGTACGCCTCGTAGGCGACTGGCATGCGCCGGTCCCCGAACCACATACGGTGCACGACACGAGGGATCAGGAGCGCCATTCGAGGCCTTCCACGAACCGGAACCAACGGACCGTCTCGGCGATCCCATCGGCGAGAGGGACGAACTCGGCGGCGTCAAGTCCGATCGATGCAAGGGTCGACGTGTCGGCCTTCACGACCGCACGAGCCGGTTCGCCGGGTCGCATCGGCAGCAACTCCAACGCACCGCCGCCGACCTCGTCGAGCACGAGCTCGGCGACCTGGC